ATGGATTGGGATTTTTGACAACTGATCTAAGAGGTAGCGATGCAACTGTTAACGCTACGAATGTCGCTAATGCGGGTGCTGCTATGTTATCAGGTGCTACGTTCACTGGTGATATTAATCTTGGAGACAGCACTAAAATAAATCTAGGCGCAAGCAACGACCTACAAATATATCACGATGGTAGTAATAGCTACATAGATGAACAAGGCACTGGCGATTTAATTGTTAAAGGTCTATCTAATATAAAATTCCAGAGAGCTGACACTGGGACAGATATGTTCACGATAAGACCAAACACAGTTAAAACACATGATGCAAGCGGTAATACTATAACAAAAGTTCATGCAGGTGGGCTGGATGTTACTGGAGATTTAGATGTTACTGGCACAGTAGACGGCAGAGACGTATCTGTAGATGGTGCTAGATTAGATACAATACCTTATCACAGGGTTAAACACACACAGCTTAGAAGAGATAGTCAGGGATATAATTTAGGTACAACTTATACCAACATAGGTCTTTATGACACTATAGTACATCCTGCAACCCCCGTAGAATGTGCGAGATACTTAGACCTAGATATAGCAATTTTGTGGAACTATGTTAGTTCTAACACAAATGATTTATTTCTACAGTTGCAAATGGTTGTACCCACAGGTGGTGGTACAGTTACTAATATGGGTACTGCTACAAGAGAAAACGTAAACAATCCTGAGTTTAATACCACTGCTAATTATGCTTGGTATTATGTTTATGGCGACTATACGCATTTATTTACTGAGTTTGGTAGAATAAATACAACAGGTAATAGTAATTCATCTGAGGGTATACTTGCGGCATGGAAGTACGATAGTGCTAACAATAGAACTTACCTGATGACTTACGATAATCCTGGGGTTTCTTTTAGCACTGGCGATACTTTCTACTATAGTCCTTATGCTTTTGAAAGCGCAGGTACAACTTTGGCTGTTACTAAAGACATAGATGAAAGATATATTTCTTCAGGCAGACAGCCACACTCATTCAAGTTTAAAACAGCTTATGACGATGCCGCTTTAACATATAAGTTACAAATGAAAGAATATACCACTTCTGACAGTGGTCAGGTTCATGGAATAACAGTAACATTTACAGACGTAGAGGAACTTTAATATGTATGTAATTGGATATACGCTTATTGGTGGAAATGAAACTATTAAGCATCAAGAGTACTCCACTAAACAAGAAGCCATTGATGGCGCAGAAGCATTAGCTTTGGCGTCAGTAAGTGATGAAACTGTTGAACAAGTTTTACGCGGTACTAAGCTATATGATGACGTAGTTGACTATAACGTATTACACGAAATACCACGATAATTCTAAGGAGAACAACATGGTAACGGAAGAAACTAAACAAGCTGTAGACGTATTTGCGGCATCCACAGGCGTGATGTCACTAGCGGCTTGGTTGCCTCCCGTTGCTAGTATCTTTACTATTATCTGGTTGGGTATTCGTATCTATGAATCAGAGACAGTGCAGAAGATTGTACATAAGAAGTGAGACAGTTCTTTTGCTTACTAATGATGTTCTCATGGGTTACACTAGCAGAGAACGCTCAGGAAGGTAGTTTGAATACGTACCACGGTTCTAACTCGACTACCAATAGTAACAACAGTACAAAAGATGATTCAGTAAGCAACACCTACAACGGAGCAGGAAGCAGTAGCGAGATACCAGTAGGCTCTGCAATTAGTCCTAGCTACATGAGTAATGGTATGGACACTTGTCTTAAAGGTTCAGGCGGGTCATTACAGACAGTAGGCGTAGGGTTTAGTAGTGGTACTTATGATGTTGACCCTGAATGTAATAGACGCAGGGATGCTAAGGTACTAGCTGACTTAGGTATGAAGGTAAGTGCAGTAGCACGTATGTGTCAAAGCACTGACGTATGGAAGGCAATGTTTATCTCAGGTACACCTTGTCCTATACTGTCAAACGGTAAGCTAGTCGTAGGTAAACGTGCTATGTTAGTCATGAAGCGTCAGCCAGAAGTTTACATACCAGACTACAGCAAGAAAACAAAAGATTGGTACAATAACGTATTAAACATAGGAGGAGAGGACACAGATGAAGAAGATACTATTATCTCTGTTAGTGCTAAGTTCCGTAGTTCAGTCAAGTGAATATGACGCACTACTAGACTCAAGCACTGCTATAGTTGACCAGATTAACACTGGCATCCTCCTAGTGGGCGCAGGTATGGAGTACGCCAATCAGGGTGACGCTTTGTCTGATGGTACTCTATCTACTACAGCACACATACAGGAAGCACAAGTACAGGCGTACAACACTGCGTTAAATAACTTTGCTACTAATTATCAGCCATATGGTGACGTTAAGGCTGTATTAGAGAACAAGGCTATGGAAGAGTTAACATTAATGGATGAAGCCATAGATGTATTTACTGAAGCCGTAGTGGATATGATTTCAGTTGTGGAAGTAGCTGAACGAGTAGAAGAGGCACAAGGTAATCCACAGCAGGAAGAAGAAGTACAGACGTTTGTAGCTGAGACTATGGAAGTCCTACAGATTGAACAAGAGACTGTTGACACGTACAACCAGTCAGTAGATGACATTGAGACTCACGCTAACAACGCTAGTGCTTATCTAGCTGTAGCTAACTCAGAGGAAGCTGTAGCATTCCTAGAGCAAGGCATTGAGAATGCTAACACTACAGCGGAACAGACTAACATCTTCTACGATGCTAACGCACAGTGGGTGTCTATGGGTTATAACACTACACGTAACCTAACGGCTGTATACCTTAATGGTAATGACAATATAGGTTTAGACTTATACGTAAGTGAGACTGATGTATTAGCCGCAGGTAGCGAGTCAGAGTTCTTTCAAACAGGACCGACTCATCTAGGCTACTCTTGCTTTATGTATGGTACAGGATGTGTTGAACTATGAGTTTAGAAAGTACAGAACTCAAGATAGGTGACACATCATTCAAGGGCGTGTGGATTGCTATTGTACTTGGTATTGGTAGTACTATAGGTGGTGGCGTGTGGACAGCCTCTAGTTTGTACAGCAGACTGGAAGCAGTAGAAGCACAGCAGATACCCGATATAAGCCCCATACGTGAGAATCTAGCGACTTTAGGCACACGCCTTGAGACACTACTAAGTCAGCAAGAAAAGCTCTTAGAATTGAATACAGACGTTTCTACACTATCTAACGAGATAGAAGCTATGAAAGCTACAGTAGCAACAGCAGAGATTATTATTAACGATATTGGCGATACAGAAGTAAAGTTTAAGACATTAACTAAAGAGGTAGAGGATTTGTGGAAGGGTATGGACTACCTTAACTCAAGCCCTTTACAGAGGTAAAATATGTTACAACAACTAATCGGACCAGTAACTGGACTACTTGACAAATTCATAGAGGATAAAGACAAGAAGAATGCGATTGCATTTGAACTTTCGACAATGGCTGAAAAGCACGCGCAGGAACTTTCGAAAGCGCAACTTGAAGTTAATAAGACAGAAGCGGCACACCGAAGCCTATTTGTATCGGGTTGGAGACCTGCTGTTGGTTGGACTTGTTGTATTGGACTTGCGAGTCAGTACATTCTTATCCCGATGGCAAATTTTGCGCTTGCTCTTACCGATTCTACCATTGAAATCCCTGTACTAGATGTGTCAACTATGATGCCAGTACTAATGGGTATGCTTGGTTTAGGTGCTATGAGAACTGTAGAGAAAGCTAAAGGCGTACAGAGAAACAAATGATGAACTTAAGAAGGTATGGATAATGACTTACTTACAACTAGTAAATAGTGTACTACGTAGGATGCGGGAGAATGAAACGGATAGCATTGAAAACTCAACGGATTCCTATGTAAAACTAATAGGTGAGTTCGTTAACGATGCTAGACGTACTGTTGAGGATGCTTGGGATTGGTCCGCACTTCGTAAGACAATAACAGTAACTACTACTGATGATGTATTCAGTTACAGCATGACGGGTACTAACAACTCCTTTAAAATACTAGACGTTATTAACGATACGTCTAACCTGTTTATGCGTCCCGCTAGTTCCTCTTGGATGAATAACGCATACTTAGTGCAAGAGCCTGTTAAGGGTTCACCTGAGTACTACTCTTGGAATGGTGTGGACAACAATGGCAATGCTTTAGTTGACTTATATCCTAAGCCAGACCAAGCCTATACATTACGATTTAACATTGTTGATAGAGATGACCCATTTACTCTTGACGCAGATAAACTAGTTGTACCTTCAACACCAGTAATTCAATATGCAGTAGCTTTAGCCGCCCGTGAACGTGGAGAGACAGGTGGTACTTCAGCACAGGAACTATATGCCCTAGCGGACACTACGTTAGCAGATGCAGTAGCGTTTGATGCCGCTAGATTCCCTTCTGAAACTGTATGGACACCTTGCTAATGGCACAACAATTACAGAACATTACAGTACAAGCCCCAGGATTTGCGGGCATAAACAGTCAGGATTCGCCTGTATCTCTTGACCAGTCCTTTGCGGCTACGGCTAGTAACTGTGTTATTGATGAATACGGACGTATAGGCGCACGTAAAGGATACAGAGAGAAATCCTCTAATGTTTCCTTTGCTTCAAATAGTCGCGGTGTAGAAGCAGTATATGAGTCTTTAGATG